CGTCTGAATTCAAACCCTTGTATAAGGCTAGTTCGGATGTTACGCACAAACACGCTTTGAACTATTGTTTCAAACGTGGTCTGTCGGTTTACGATATGATTCGATACAACATCGGATATTGTTCTGATGGTCAATTCAAAAACAGAGTTGTGGTTCCGTCATATTCTGCAACGGGTGAACTAAACTTTTATTGTGGTCGAGACATCTATGAAAGTAAGATGAAGTATAGATTGTGTGACTCGACCAAGGATATTGTTGGATTTGAAATGTTCACCGACTTTAGTAAGCCTGTAACTTTAGTGGAAGGTGTGTTTGACGCATTTTCTGTAAAATACAATGTGATTCCATTGTTTGGTAAAACGTTGTCTAATAAATTAAAGGCCAAGTTGTCGTCACAAAAACCTCCGAGGGTCAATGTGTTGTTGGACAATGATGCGATTAAAAACAGTTTGGATATTTGTCAATTCTTGGTTTGTAATGGAATTGATGCACACTTGGTTTTGTTAAACGGTAAAGATCCAAACGAAATCGGACATAAAAATACTTGGAAAGCCATAGATGCCAGTGTTAAGATCTCTGAAAGCGATTTATTCAAATTGAAAATTAAACATAAGATATGATAGTATTAAAAAACACAGATCAACGTATAGACAATGTGGTTCAGGTATCTGATATTCACATTCGTCTAACAAAGAGGCACGACGAATATACCTCTGTATTCGAACGTTTTTATACTGTCTTGGACAAACTCAAAAAGAACACAAGTTTGGTTTGTGTTATTACTGGTGACGTTTTCCATAACAAGTCTGACCTCAGTCCAGAGTGTGTCAAAATTGGTAGTGACTTCTTGAAGAATTGTGCGGATAGAGTTCCTACCATCTTGATTGCTGGTAACCATGATGCTACATTAGCTAATAAGTCACGATTGGATTGTTTGACTCCCATCGTGGAAGCATTGAATCATCCCAATTTGTATTATCTAAAGCCTAGTGAGGTGTTTAGATATGAGAATATTTTGTTCAATCATTTTAGTGTATTTGATGAACCAGATAAGTATATCAACTATTACACCATTCCTTCAAGGTATAAGGTGGAAACTGATCATCACATCGCACTATTCCACGGACCTGTGAATGATGCCGTGACAGATGTTGGTTATACTGTCAGCAACAGAACCATCATGAATAATTTGTTTGACGGTCACCACATCGCAATGTTGGGTGATATTCACAAACATCAGATACTTCAAGAATACAACGAGGATGAAAATAAGCCAGTTATTGTGTATGCTGGATCAATGATTCAACAAAATCATGGTGAAGAACTCAAGGGTCATGGATTTTTGTTGTGGGATCTAAAGCGTAAGTTGTTCAAGCACTATGAATTGGCAAACGACTATGGTTTTTATACTGTCGAAATCAACAAGGGTAAGTTGGTAACAGATATTAGTGATATTCCCAAGAAGGCTCGTATCAGAACCAAGTGTTTTGAATCTATTCCTTCACAAGTAAAAGAAGTTATCAATGAAATTAAGGATAAGTGTGAGATTCTTGAATCAACTTTTATTCGTATTGATGAATTTGATAACAGTTCTACCAAGATCAATCACGTTCTTGATATTCATAACATCTTCAATGTTGATTATCAAAACAAGTTAATTGAAGAAACACTGACTTCAAAAAAGACTGACAAGGCCTTGATTGAGAAAGTCAAGAATCTAAATAAGGATATCAACCTTCAAATTCCTAAAGATAAGACTCCAAAGAATATTCGATGGAAGCCAAAGACCTTTGAATTTGACAACATGTTTAGTTATGGTGAAGGTAATTATATCGACTTTACCAAACTCAAGGGAACTATTGGTTTGTTTGCTCCAAATGCTAGTGGTAAATCTAGTATCATGGATGCTTTGGCATTTTGTGTCTTCGATAAGTTCAGTAAGGGATACAAGGCTGGTCACGTTCTTAATACTCAAAAGATGAGCTTCAAGTGTAAGTTTAATTTTGAAGTGAGTGGTGTTGATTATTATATCGAACGTGAAGGTAAGGCTGATAAGAAGGGTAGTGTCAAGGTAGATGTCAAATTCTATAAGATTGACAAGGATGGTAACGAAGTGCCTTTGAACGGTGAAGCTCGTAGAAGCACCAATGATATTATCAGAGACTATGTTGGAACATACGATGACTTTATTTTGACTGTGTTGAGTGTTCAAAACAGTAAGGCTGGATCTTTTATTGATCTTGGTCAGACTGAACGTAAGGACTTGTTGTGCCAATTCATGGGATTGAATATCTTTGATCAACTCTATAATATTGCCAACGAGAACTTCAAGGAAACTAATACTCTATTGAAGAATATCAGTAAAGATCAATTGGAAGCAGACCTTGTTACCATATCTGGTAGTATCAATACCAACTTAGAAAACATTGCCTCTTTCAATGTTGAGTTGAAGAACTTGGAGTTAAAGAAAGATGAACATAATAATGAACTGTTACAGTTGAGCAAGAATATTGTTAAACTGGATTCGGTCAAGTATGTTGATATCACTTCTCTTGAAAAAGATAAGATTGATTATGAGGAAAAAGTCAACAAGTTCACTTTGGATATTTCTGAGAATAAGACCAAGTTGGAAGAGACTGACTCCGAGATTTCACAGTTGAGTTCTTCTCTAAAGGCTTGTGATAACATTGAGACTACATATCAAGAGTATAAGAATGCAAAGAAACTTGAAGAATCAAAGCAGGCTGAAATTGAACGATTGAAGTATGTTATCAAGACCAAGGTTGACAAACTCAAGAAGCTTGAAGAACATAAGTATGACCCTAATTGTGAATACTGCGTCAACAACGTGTTCGTAAAAGATGCTATTGCAACCAAACAAGATCTTGAAAATGAAAAGGTCAATGCAACTACTATCATTGGTGAATACAACACTTTAAAGTCTAAAGTTGAAGAGTTTGGTGATATTGAGACTAGATATAAAAATTGTCAGAGTCTAAATAATGATAGAGTCAAATTGGAAAAGAAGCGTGGTGTTATCAATACGGCAATACTACGTGATGAAAACTATTTGATTACGTTGCAAAACAAGTTGAAGGATATTGTTGATGCAATTGATAGTTTCTATAAGAATAAGGATACTATTGAAAACAATCAGAAGTTGTTGGATCAAATTGATGAACACAAGTCTTTTATCAAGGATATTGAAACTCAGATTAAGTTTGTGAATTCAAAATTGTTCACTGCTTCTACCGAAAAGGGTAAGTTGGAACTTCAATATAAGAATACTACCGATCAATTGAATAAGGTAAAGGAGTTGGAGTCTTCATATGAAGCTTACAAGTTGTATACCGCAATTATTAGTCGTGACGGTATTCCATATGATGTTATTTCCAAGACATTGCCAGAGATTGAGAAAGAAGTTAACAATATTCTTCATCAGATTGTTGAGTTTAGTGTTACTCTACAAACTGACGGTAAAAACATCATGACCAACATTGTTTATGATGACAAACGTTGGCCTCTTGAAATGGCTAGTGGTATGGAGAAGTTTGTGAGTGGATTGGCAATCAGAGTTGCTTTGATTAATATTAGTAATCTACCTAGACCCAATATTATTTGTATTGACGAAGGATTTGGATGTGCTGATAGTGATCATTTGGGACAGATGGGTGCTCTATTTACATATTTGAAACACCAATTTGAGTTTATTTGGATTATCAGCCATCTTGATCAAATGAGAGACATGGTTGATCAACAACTAGAGATCAAAAAAGAAAATGGGTATAGCAAGATCGATTTTCGGTGAAAAAAAGTTAAAGAGGATATAAATAGTTAGGTGTTCCACTTTTTTGGCAATATTTATAAAGTAAACATAACTTTTGGAAAAGTTAAGTTGACACTCTGAAAGGAACATAAATTATGCCAATTCAAGAAGGTGGACGCTGGAGTCCAACACAACAAATAGTAAGTCCTGGTGTATTCACCAGAGAAAATGACTTATCGGGGCTAGCCCAAGGCGTAGCCAACATCGGTGGTGCAATCGTGGCTCCGTTTGCTGACGGACCTGCGTTTTACCCAAATATTATAACTGACGTAGCAACACTAGAACAACGCTTCGGTATTGCTGACGGTGTATACTACGGTCCCTACACTGCAAAAGAATATCTCATTCAACAAGGCGTTGTAACTATCGTCCGTGTTGGTGGATTGACTGGTTACTGGCAAAAGAACCCATTAGTGGTTTATGCTGAGCCAGGTCAATGGTTGAGAACCGCAGACATTGGTGCTTTGACCACTGCTTCGTTCATGTATTTGAACAGTGATGACTATACTGCAAACATTCAATATGTTCACAGTGCATCATCATGGGAAATTCAACCAAACGCTCTAACCAGAACAAACCCTCTCGCAGGTATCTGGATTACAGGTTCTAACACTACAAATCAAGAAATTGCTGATTTCGTTGGTGCAAATTCAAGTTTGCCAGACATCAACAGTTTGTCTGCTTCTCTTGTAGCATTGAAAGATGCTTATCAATTGGTAAGTTTGACCACATACAATGCTGATTCAGCATTTAGTGCTTCGATTGTTGATAACGGACTAAAGGTAACTCCTTCAGGTGGTGGTTCTGACTATGCTTTGGCATGGTTTGATGTCACACAATGGGCACCAAGTGGATATATTTTCAAGTCTGGTTCTGGTGCATTTACCTCTATTTTGATAGATAGTGGTATTACGGGCAATATTGTGGCCGGATTCCCAGCCGGATCTGGATCTTATTTGACTGCTTCGGTAACTAAGATCAATAATCAACAAGTCAAGTTCCCATTCGTAGTATTGGATACAAGTGTTGGTGCAAATGCAAAGTTGTGTTCTCACAGAGAAACTGGTGCGAACACCGCATTCTCGCCACATCTTTATTCAACATTTGATTGTTCATACTTGACAATTAGTGGTAGTATCAATGCAAGATTTGGTAGTGCCGCATTGACCAGTGGTTTCCCAGCCAACTATGATGGAACTGGTAACTTGAGTGGTAGTAAGTTGTATGCTGGTAAACAAGTAAGTCTTGGAACAGTAGAAACTGCACAACTCAGCAGATACTTCGATGATGGTGGCAACTTGGCACCTTCGGGATCTGTTGGTTTGTATTTCTTCTTGAGTTCTAGTGCTCAAGGAAGTAGCACAGCTACACCACAAACACAAATTGCTCGAGCAATTCAAGAAAGCACTGAAGTTTCCTTCTTGTTGACTTCAAGCTTGTTGAATATTGGTGGTGCTACAACCAATATTACATTGGCATATGATCAAGATACATTTGATGCTACAAGCACATTGTATGTCAAGAGTGGTAGTTTTGCCACTGTTCGTAGTGCCGCAACTTGCGGTGCCGCATTGAGATTCTTGGGTCTTGTGAGTGGTTCTTACGGAGCATTTACAGGAAACTTCCAAGCTGATGGTTCGGGTGGATCTGATCCATGTAATCCATCTACTACTGGTCGTTCACCAGTTGTGCTCGCAGTTTTGGCAAACACCCAAAATGCTTCGACACAATTCAGTAGCGACTATGAAGTATACGGATTCGATACCTCTGCTGTAAGTCAATTGACCAGTTCAATATATCCATATCAAGGTATTGTAAATCCAAACGACAACGTTTATCAACTTATCTTGAGATACAACTGGACTGATACTGATGGTAACGTTTCTGACGGAACCTATGGTTACTATGACTTCAGTTTGAATGAAGACGACAACAACTACATCAAGGACGTTTTCGGAATTGATCCAACTGTTGGTAATCCTTCTAAGCAAATTGCTGGTCAAAAGATTGAGGCTGCTTATAACTACATCCTCTTCGAAGACACCATCAAGAGATTCGTTGCTGAAAAGACCCGTCCAAATGCGGAGGGTGGTGGTTGGAGATTGCAAGTAGCAACTGCTCCATCTGCTTCGTTCAGTGTTGGTGAGTCTATGAAGTTCTTGGATCAATACTCACTAGATCCTAACAGTGGTGATTCACAATTTGCTATCACAAATGCTAAGACACCATGGATCTACAGTCAACAAATTGCTCCATTCAAGGGAAGCGCTGATGAAGTTGCTGTTCCTACCAAGTTCAAGTTGTTCAAGGTTCACACTCTAAGTGATGGTAGCTTGAGCAACAAGAAGTATAAGATCGAAATTAGCAACGTTAAGTTGGCCGGAACTGTTCCAGGCAGCAACTGGGGTTCATTCACTCTTGCTGTTCGTGCTTACAGTGACACCGATAAGCGTCCTAAGTATCTCGAAATCTTCCAAAACTTGAACCTTGATCCAGACAGTGCAAACTTTGTTGCACGTCGTATTGGTGATCGTTATGCTTACATTACGAACACCAGTAAGATCGTAGAATACGGAACTTACGTAAACTTGAGTAAGTATGTTCGTATCGAAATGACTGATGTGGCATACCCACAATCGGTTGTTCCATACGGTTTCGAATCATATTCAACTCCAGTAGACGGAACTCTTGGTAACTTGTTGCCAGCAGTTCGTTACAGTAAGGCATCTATCTATGGTCTTGGACCTGGTAAGTATCCATCGGGAACAGTGTTCGGTGAAGTTCCAGAAAGTGGAGCTGAAATCGCTGCTCTATATCCTACCGCTTCGTTCGGAGTTGGTATTGAGAACGATACAAAACAATACTTCAAGCCACTTCCATACTACGGTGGTGCAGATCAAAACGGTGAAAACATCGACTTCGATCTTGAAGCCAAGGTATGGGGAACAACTGATTGTTCATACTATGCTCAAGGTGTAGCAGCAAGCACAGGCTCGTTGCTCGCTCCAAGTTTGAGTGGTAGTATTCCTTCAGTATACGATCCAGTCAACGAATCTACTTATGTAAGACTTCGTAAGTTCGTGATTGGATTCCAAGGTGGATTTGATGGTCAATGGCCAGCAATTCCAATCAACGTTGGATCTGACATCACTGCTGGTAATACCCAAGGTTTGGATTGCACAAACATTACAAGCCCAGGTAGTATCGCATACAAGCAATGTATCACTGCTCTCGGTAACGCCGATGAGTTTGATATCAACTTGATCGTGTTGCCAGGTATCTTCCGTGAACAACACAGCTATGTCACCGAGATCACCATTGATATGTGTGAAGCTCGTGGAGATTGTTTCTATATCATGGATAACGTGGTGTTCCCAGCAAGTAACCAAAGCGTAGGTTTGATCAATGCTGCAATCAACACGGTTGCTACAATTGATAGTAACTACGTCGCAACTTACTACCCATGGGTCAAGATCCTCGACACTAACTTGAACAAGATTATCAGTGTTCCACCTTCTGTGGTGTTGCCATCGGTTTATGCCGCTAACGACAACGCAGCTGCTGAATGGTATGCTCCAGCCGGTCTAAACCGTGGTGGAATCCCACAAGCTGTTCAAGTTCTTGACAGATTGACTCATGCTGAACGTGACACTCTCTATGAGAACCGTGTCAATCCAATTGCCGCATTCCCAGGTCAAGGTATCGTGGTTTGGGGTCAAAAGACTCTTCAAATCCAACCAAGTGCCTTGGATCGTGTGAATGTTCGTCGCTTGTTGATCAACTTGAAGAAGTTTATCGCAAGTTCAAGCAACTACTTGGTCTTCGAACAAAACGTAGCTGCTACACGTAACCGTTTCTTGAGTATCGTCAATCCATACTTGGAGAGTGTTCAACAACGTAACGGTATCTATGCTTACCAAGTTAAGATGGATGCTGAAAACAACACTCCTGACTTGATTGATCGCAATATTCTTTACGGTCAAATCTTCATTCAACCAACCAGAACTGCTGAATTCATATTGCTTGACTTCAACATTCTGCCAACTGGTGCTACTTTCGGTGAATAACCTAGAGTAAACTAAATCAAGACCCCGGCCCTAAAAAGCCGGGGTTTTTTGTTTATTTGAACAGACTAGATTGATAAATTAATATAGATATTTTTTGAGAACACCACATATTTATATGCGATGATTAGTCTATCAGACCTTCTAACAGAGGCTAAATTGCCAGCAAGTGAACAAGACATGGACTTGTATGCTAAAAAATACAAGAAGACCATGGATTATTTGCGTAGTAAAAACAAAGTGTTACTATTGACTACAAGTAATCGTTGGTCTCAACATAAAGACGATGTTCCAAAAAGCAGTCAGTTAGCCATTAAAATTCAAGAGTTGCTTGGCAAAGAAAAAGTAACATTGATTGACACAACAAAACTACACATCGTTCCATGTGAAGGTAATGTGAGTAGCAACAAAGAGTTTGGTGGCAACCATTGTGGAACAATTGGTGCTTTATTGAAAAACAAAGAACAAAATCCAAGTGGTCATCATCGTTGTTGGGCTAGTGTAAATGAGAAGGGTGACGAACTTTGGAAGATCAGTAAGGAGTTGTTTGAGAGTGATTGTGTATTATTTTTTGCAAGTGTCAGATGGGGTCAAGCCAACGGTTATTATCAAAAGTTGATTGAACGTTTGACTTGGATTGAAAATAGACACTCGACTTTGGGTGAGTCCAATCTAGTTAAAGATATTGATGCTGGATTTATTGCTGTTGGTCAGAACTGGAATGGTAAACACGTTGTTCAAACACAAAAGAGTGTTCTTGAATTTTTTGGATTCAAGACACCAGACCAATTGTTTTGGAATTGGCAATTTACAGATGATGCCCTTGATGAAACCAAACGTTCATACTTAAAAGGCGTATCTACATTCGAAAAAACATTTATTAAACCATATGATAAAGCTGAGTAATATTTTGTCGGAAGTTCTTAGAGAAGGTGGTGCTGGTGGCCACATGGAACATCCATTTGACTTTGCATCCAACGGAAAACAACTAGTTGATATCTTTCAAAAGTCCATTAATTCTTTGGAAAAGGGAACTGGCAGTGTAAAGATTGACGGTGTTAATGCAAGTATTCGTTTAGTTAATGGAGAATTTGTGATGGACCGTGGTAGTGCAAAACCATTAGACATCAAGGGAATGCGTCCACAAGATCTATCTGCTAGATTTTTACCAAATCCAGAAACAGGTGCTGAACATGGATTCATCAAGATTGGTTCTACTGTAATTCAAATTTTTGATGATGCAATTCCATCAACAACAAACGAATTGAAGGCTCTTGGTTTGTTGAACAATCCAAACATTTTGTTGAACGTTGAATATGTTGAGGGACAAACAAATGTTTTGGGTTACGAAGACATTGGTAACTTCTTGGCAATTCACGGTTTGAAAGAAATCAAACCCAAGACGTTTGGTAAGGATGGTAGTGTCAAATCCAGAGTAGCTACTGAAATTCCTTATGATAAGACAGTCATGCAATCATATATCAATAAGTTGAATGTGTTTGCTAAGAAACGTGGATTTAAGGTATTGGGTAGTGTTGACACCAAGTTTAAGACCAAGCCAAACCTCTCCAAACCACTCGGTGAAAAGGTTACTTTGTATCCACAAGGCAATCCAGTCACAAAGAGTTTGAAGGATTGGTTAAAAGATGTAAATATTCAAACACCATTGATTACCCGTGAACAGTTCCAAAAGGCTGTTGCTAGTAAGAATATTGCTATGGATTTTGAGGGACAAGATATAGATAAAGTTGTCAATGATACAGTTGTATATTTGGCAACAATCAAACTTGGTGATGAAATATTAAAGAATGCTACTAGTGAAATTGGTGATCTTGAAAAACACGAAGGAATCGTGGTCAGAGATCCTAGTATTCACAGTAGTCCATTTAAAATAACTGGTAGTTTCATTATTAAGGGACTACAAAGTGGTTTTGGGAAATAAAATAAATAAATATTGGTTATGAAAAGAGCACAAGGCAAAAGCAATCTGGAGATTGTAAAAGATTATCTGGACGGAAATCGACCATTTATACAAGTTGGTTACACCGAAGACATAAATAACGCCACACGTAAAGAAGGTGAAGAGTGGGAGGATGGTCAAGGTCGTAAATGGGTTTGGAAGAATGGTAGTAAACGTCGAGTTCCAAAGAAGGTTATAATCGACAACAAACAAATTTGTAAGCAATGTAGTGCCGACGTTCGTTGGGGTAACTATTTGGATTCACAAGTTTGGCCCAAGACACATTTGTGTTATGACTGTTTCACTAACAATGAAACTAAGATGAAGATGGATGGAACTTGGGAATACTTTGACAAGATCCGTGACTTTAAGAATGAGAAAGCAATTTTGTCTGAATACAAAAAGAAGTTTGATGAAACTCTCAAGTGGTGTGAAGAAAAAGAGGGTAAACCTCTTGAGTTTATCAACGAAGATGGTTCTATAGAAAAGTGGGAGGGTGAGACCGGTCTTGATAAGATCAAACAAGATGTTTTGAAGGATCTTGAGTATGTAAATGCTAGATTGTCAGAAATCGACACGTTTATTGACAATTTAGAAAAAGAATATGAGTCAGCAAAATCTAAGAGAAATAATAAAGCAGGAGTATAAGAAGTGTGTTGAAAATCCGATATACTTCATGAAGAAGTATGTCAAAATTCAACATCCCGTCAAGGGAACCTGCAACTTTGACTTGTATCCCTTCCAAGAAGGTGCTCTACAAGACATGGTGGATCATAGTCTCAACATCATTCTAAAGAGTCGTCAGATGGGTATTTCTACTTTGACGGCAGCATATAGTTTGTGGTTGATGACGTTCCATACAGACAAGAACATTTTGATCATCAGTATCACGCAAGAGACTGCAAAAGAAATTGTTACAAAGGTTAGATTTGCCAATGACAATCTTCCTACATGGTTAAAAGTTCCATGTGTAGAAGATAATCGTTTGTCACTACGTCTTAAAAATGGTTCTCAAATTAAAGCTGTGTCAAGTGCTGGAACCGCAGGTCGTTCTGCCGCATTGTCACTTCTAATCATTGACGAAGCTGCATTCATTGATGGTATTGAAGAAATTTGGTTGTCTGCTCAGTATACGTTGTCAACTGGTGGTAGAGCTATTTTGTTATCGACCCCTAATGGTGTTGGTAACTTTTTCCACAAGACATGGGTTGCTGCCGAAGCTGGAGAAAATGGTTTCAATACAATTAGATTACCATGGCATTTACATCCAGAACGTGATCAAGCTTGGCGTGACAAACAAACTGAATTGTCTGGTGTAAAAGGTGCTGCTCAAGAGTGTGATTGTGACTTTTCAACATCTGGTAATCAAGTTGTGTCGGTTGATACTCTTGAGTTTTACAAACAAACTTACATCAAAGATCCAGTTGAAAAACGTGGAGCAAGTCAAGATTTGTGGATTTGGGATCGTCCAGACAATAGCAAAAACTATATCGTATCTGCTGACTGTGCTCGTGGTGATGGTGCTGACTATAGTGCATTTCATGTATTTGATGTTGACACATTGACACAAGTAGCGGAGTATAAGGGTCAGTTAACTACCAAAGATTATGGTAACTTGTTGGTGGCAATTGCAACTGAATATAACAGTGCGTTGCTTGTCGTAGAAAATAACAACATTGGTTGGGGAACACTACAACAAATTATTGATAGAGATTATCAAAACACTTTCTATAGCACACCAGATCTGAATGTGGTTGATGTAGAACATAATTATACAAACAAACTTAATGCTCAAGATAAGAAATTGGTGCCTGGATTTACAACTACTAACAAGAATAGACCGTTGATGGTAAGTAATATGGAATCATGTTTCAGAGACAAATCAGTCACTATACGGTCTATTAGGTCATATGAGGAACTTAATGTGTTTATCTGGAATGGACCTAAGGCAGAAGCAATGAGAGGTTATAATGACGATTTGGTTATGGCTCTTAGTATTGGTCTATGGGTCCGTGGAACCGCATTAAAGTTGAGAACTGAACAAATGGCATATACACGAACAATGTTGGGCGGAATAACAAAAGTAACAAATACAACGCCTGGTCCATCATCACAATATAAAATCATTCAATCACCTCAAGAAACGTGGCAATTTGAAACTGGAGGAGGCGGAGTTCCAGGCACAGGTAAAAAAGAATCACTAACTTGGTTGTTGTAATACTTATATATAAGATAGCATTATATGGATGACAAATCATTTCAAGAGTTAAAAAATAGGTCACTTTACGCTAGGCTGAAGAGACTTTTCAGCAACGACGTAATTGTTCGTAACGTAGGTGGCAAAAAGCTCAAGGTCATCGACACCGATGAAATTCAGTATGCTACCGACCGTAATAGTTTAAGAGATCGTTTCAATCGTCTCAGAACTACTGCGTATAATTCGTATACCCGTGACTTCAATTTGTCATATCAAAGCAGTCGTGTAGAACTGTTTCGTGATTATGACACAATGGACATGGACCCAATTTTGGCATCCGCATTGGACATTTATGCTGATGAATGCACCACTCGTAACGAAATGGGTGACATCATTACCGTTCGTAGCACCAACGATGATATCAAGAGCATCTTAAATAATTTGTTCTATGACATCTTGAACATCGAATTCAACCTTTGGTCGTGGACTCGTAGTTTGGTCAAGTATGGCGATTTTTATTTGAGAATGCACATCAGTCCAGAGTATGGTGTTTACATGGTTGAACCACTCAGTAGTTACTATGTGACCCGTGTAGAAAATGCGCATCTACAAAATAAGAATTTCGTAAAGTTCCAAGTCAATCTTCCATATGGTAACAAGATTGAAGATTTGGAAAACTATCAGATGGCTCATTTCCGTTTGTTGAGTGATAGTAACTTCTTGCCTTATGGTAAGAGTATGTTGGAAGGTGCTCGTCGTGTTTGGAAGCAATTGAGTTTGATGGAAGACGCAATGTTGATTCATCGTATCATGCGTGCTCCAGAAAAACGTATTTTCAAGATTGATATTGGTAACATTCCGCCAAACGAAGTTGATAATCACATGGAGAGAATCATTCAACAAATGAAGAAGACTCCATATTTGGATCAAGCAACTGGTGATTACAATCTTCGTTTCAATCTACAGAACATGGTTGAAGACTTTTTCTTGCCAGTTCGTGGTGGTGATAGTGGAACTGCTATTGATAACTTGCCAGGTCTTGAATGGACTGGAACAGACGATATCGAATATCTACGTAACAAGATGATGGCAGCTCTTAAGATTCCTAAGGCATTCTTGGGTTACGACGAGAGTTTGAGTGGTAAGGCTACACTTGCTGCTGAAGATATTCGTTTTGCCAGAACGATCCAACGTATTCAACGTATTATTGTCAGTGAGTTGAACAAGATTGCTGTGGTTCATTTGTATAGTCAAGGATACAGAGATGAGGCACTTGTTGATTTTAGTCTTGAATTGACCAATCCTTCTACAATCTTTGAAAAGGAAAAGATTGATGTATGGAAGAGTAAGGTTGAAGTCAGTAAGGACATGCAAGAACAAAAGTTGTTTAGCAAGAAGTGGATTTATGAAAATGTCTTTGGTATGAGTGATCAAGACATGATTATGTTGCAAAAACAACTTGTTGATGATGCTAAGGGAACTTACAGATTTAAGCAGATCGAAGAAGACGGTAACGATCCTGCATTGAACTTCCTCAAGGCCAAGGGCTCAGAAGGAGAAGGTGGTGGAGAAGGCGGAGCCGGAGGCGCGGAAGGGGGTAGCGCTGGTGGAGGCGAAGAATCGGCAGGCGGAGGAGAAGTAGGAGGAGGTGCTGAAGCCAGCGCTACAGCTCCCGCAGGTGGAGAAACTGCTCCAGCTGGTGGTGGAGAAACGCCAAAATTGACTGAAAAAGTTAAGATGTCTGCTCATGAACGTGCGGAAGCAAACCGTAAAAAAGAAGAAAACCGTGATAGGGACCAAACTGGTAGAAAAGATGCTAGAAAATACCCATTTGGTGAAGATCCACTTGGAACACTAGAGAACAATAGTGACAGTGATTTGTCTCCTACTCACAAATATAAGAAACGTTCTCCATTGTCTTTAGAATCAATGGAATCACTATCGACAATTCTACAAGGATTGGATAAGTCCAAAGAAATTTTGAGAGAAGGAGTATCAGGATCTTATATGGACGAAACAAACATCAAAGAATGATATAAATCCGATGATTTTCCAAATTTCAATATATTTATAAATAATAGAGAACTATATGCGCAAAAAAGCTAAACATTCTAAGTTTAAGAATAGCGGAGTATTGTTTGAGTTGCTCACGCGACAGATTACCGCAGATATATTGGCAGGTCGTGACGAATCGTTCACCAAGAATTTGATGTTCAAATATTTTAACGAAAGCACTGCGCTCGGAAAAGAATTTCAACTATACAATTTTATAGTAAGTCAATCTTCTAAAAATGCCGAGTCTGCTGATCGTATTTTGAACGTAGTATTACAAACTCGTTCAAAACTAAATGAACGTGAGTTGAACTCCGAAAAATACAACCTCATCAAAGAAATCAAGGAGCAGTTCAACATCGATGAATTTCTAAAGAATAAAATTCCAAACTATAAACTTTATGCCTCGGTATACAAGTTGTTTGAAAACCAAGGATCTGATGAAGTTAAGTTTGATGTAGAAGAAATTTTGGAAGCAAGAGAGTGTGTAGTAGAAAGTTTGACAAGAGAAAAGAAGAACGAAGAACAAGCTTTGGATGTATATAGTTCTCAACCAGCCGAAGTGAAGTTACTCGCATATAAGTTCTTGATCGAAAACTTCAACAAAAAGTATTCTTCTTTGTTGCCTGCTCAAAAGGTATTGTTGAAGGAATTTATTACAAACGTTTCCAACACTAACAAGTTTACTGAATTTGTTAATAATGAATACAAGAAGGTTGCTGACCTTCTCAAGGAAAGATCGATTTTGGTTAAGAGTGATATTATCAAGATCAAACTTAACGAAACGATTGCTCAGCTTTCAAACAAAACACTGACAGGCATTGTAAAGGAGAATCAATTGACTCCTCTTTTGAGTGCTTATGAGTTGATAGAAGAATTGAACAAACTTGCTGATGAAAAAGCTTCTTAAAGAATCAGGCGATCCATTTAGAGATATTGTAAAAAAATACGCTCAATTGTATCGTGATAGTGAATTGGCACGTATTGATAAGGCGCAATATCATGCGTGGCTACAAGCACATGCTAATAAGCTTACACCAGCCGTGAAAGCAAGTGTCGAAAAAAAAGTCAAGGACCAATTAAAGAATAAGAATGAAGCATCCACCAGTAGTGCTGCGGGTGCTTACATGACTCCATTTGCCTTTTCTCGTAAAGGGCCTGGAAATGTTAGAGCTGCAACACAACTTGGTTTTAAGTTGGCTAAGCCAGTCAAGAAAAGTCCTGGATATGCTTTGGAAAACCAAATGTATAGTGAACCAGCATATGTGACACCAGCACAAAACATTGAACCAGTATCAACATATAAAGATAAAAATGGGTTGGTTCAACATGGTGATCCAGAATTAGATCCAGGTTTGGCAGGCAAGACACAAACAACTCTTCCAACTACAGAACAACGTAATTCTGTAAAGAAGATTATTGAAGGATATCGTGCTTCTAGGTTTCTAACAAGAGAGGCCGAAGCCGGTCAACAAGCTGCTCCAGTTCAACAACAAGCTGCTCCTCAACAAGCAGAACCAGCTGTTAATGTTCAGTCATATGACATTCAACCAGATTTTACTCAATTTGACACCAAGTTGAAGGATGCAACTGAACAGACCAAATTGGAACTTCAAAAGAAGATTCAAGATCAAATTTTAAATAAAAAGATTGTGGTTCGTGCTAGTAAGGGATACAAACAACCAGAAACCGATTATACAATCAATGTTACTGGAGTTCAAATTGATTACTATTATGATCGATATGTAATCATTATTCTTGGCCGTGAAGAAAGTAAACAAAAGGCAGCCAAGTTCTTTGTAAAGCCTGGATTCAAGATTAAGATTTTGGGACCAGCCGATGTAAAGCAAAGAGACAAGTATCAAATTGCTAAATCAAAAGCATTGGTTGATCCATCACAACAAACTTCTGCTGGAGCATCTAATGTTGTAACTTCAAAACAACAACCAGCTAAACCAGAAGAAAAACCTGAGGCACAACCAGCCCCACCAGCTTAATATGAAAACAGTATTAATTGACGTATTACCATTTGAATTCAAAAAGACCGCACTTAACGAATCGTTGAGTAGTGGTAAACTTCTTGTGACCGGCACACTACAACGTGCTGAAGCAAAGAACCAAAATGGTAGAATTTATCCAAAAGAAATTTTAGAGCGTGAAGCCACTAAATACATGGACAACTTTGTTAAGCAACGTCGTGCCATGGGTGAACTTGACCATCCAGAGTCTTCTGTTGTTAACTTGAAGAATGTCAGTCATAACATCGTAGACATGGGTTGGGATGGTGATGATTTGGTTGGAACTGTAGAAATTCTTCCAACTCCAAGTGGTAACATTCTTAAGGATCTTCTCAAGGCTGGTATTCTATTGGGTATCAGTAGCCGTGGTTTGGGTAGTGTTAAGAAAGATATGAGAGAGGGTGCCGATGTGGTTCAAGACGATTTTGACTTGATCGCATTTGATTTTGTGAGTAATCCTTCTACTCAAGGTGCATTCATGTATCCACAAGGAAAGATCACTGAAAGTGTAAATCCTTCTGGAAATAGAATCATCAATCCTTATTCTAATATTGAGAAGATCATTCATGATATCATCTCGGAGTTGTAAGTAGTATGTCTGTCAAATCATTAAAAGAGACGATTGATTTTATTCATAACTCTGAGTTTGATACATTGTCAGTGGGTCAATTGACAGACGTAATTCCTACATTTGGTCTCAATGATGAAGTAACAGAAGAACAACCCACACATTTAAGTGAGTATTTTGGTAAGGGTATAAAAGTGTGGCAATATCCGATTCAACTCGCACCTTATATCAAATGGTTGCAGAGTTTAAACGTTAAATCATATTTGGAAATTGGTGTTAGATGGGGTGGTAACTTTATCGTGGTTTCAGAAGTATTGAAGAAAAACAATCCTACTATCAAGTTGTTTTCATGTGATCTGTCATCAAAGTCTGATATATTGACTGAGTATGATCAGTATTGTAACTATACACATTTGGCACAAAATAGTAGTTCTCCACAGTTCAAAGAGTTTGTAGACAATACTGTTATTGATATGGTCTTTATTGATGGAGATCATACATATGAAGGATGTTATTCAGATTATAGACTATTTGAAAACAATCCAAATACCAAGTATATCGTATTCCATGATATTTCCCACAAAGGTTTGGGTGTAGTCAATGTGTGGAATGAGGTAAAGAATGATGCTCGATTTGACTACATTGAATTTACACAACAATATTTGCCAGATCAAAAACCTTGGAAAGAAGACTTCTTGGGTTTTGGCGTATTAATAAGAAAATAATTGAGACAGAATCACAATTTTAACTATATTTATTGTATATGATAAAGCTAAGACATCTAGTAGAGAATTCCACAGAAACCGCTTATTCTCCTCTTACAAAAGAAGAGAAGGTCAAACTTCGTGAAACAGTAAAGGCTTATAACGAATATCGTAAGAGTCTCAAAGCTGATTGTGTATATTCTACCGCTTCTAAGATTATGGAAGCAGTCAATTTGGCTGAACGTTATGCTATCAAGGAGTGTGGTGAGTGGATGGAAGCAAAGATGGTCGAACGTGACATGAAGGAAGTCAAGAAACTTGCTGCTAAATTGTATGAAGAAGCAAACAAGATTAAGGGTGTAGAACATACTCTTGAAATGCTTTATGAAGAAATTGGTTTGAAGTTGGAACGTTATTTTGAGATTGCTGATCCAGTCAACGAAACTCCACAAGCTTATCAAGTTCAAGGTAGACCAGACTCAGTAAGTATCAATGCTTTAGAAAACTCTGAGATGCCTGGCGCACAACCAGTTACACAACCACATCAACAACCACCTTATCAATCACAGAAGTAAGATTGATATGAAAATGTTTTTGCTTGAAGCCTGGTGTTGGACTTATGGTGTAGGAAATTGGATTGTAGACCACAGAAACATCTTGGCGGTTATAACTACATTAGCTGTTATTGGTAAAGTATATTGGTCTGCGTTTAAGACACAGACCATGCTTCGATCAACACAAAGGTGAGATCACTTAGCTTTTAGTTTGGGATCTGTTGGGATCGAATCAACGAATTCGATCATCTTCTTAAAAGTTTCAAAAACATGGCGACGGGTAGTCTCAAGGACATATCCGTCTTCGTTTTTATAAACCTTGACTGGAACTTTTTCTTCCATCATTTCTAAAGTAGGCACTTCTACTTCACACACCATATCAGTGTCATTGTCGATTTTGAATCCCATATCACCAAGGGTCTCAATTTCATTGAAGCTCCAACCATTTGGGTGATCAATGTCAATCAACTTGTATTTTGGAGAATCTGTTTCGTCTCCGCCCTTGTTTAGGAAATTGCCCAATTTAACTTGAGCATATAAGTTTTTATAGTCCATATGAATTAATTCTATCAATGAAGTCTGCTAATATTTTGTTTTTTTCTTCACCACCATCATCATCAAAGATACTGCTCAACATGTATACTACTTTTTCTTTGTTATCTTCTGGGTTATCACTTTGTTTGGATGGTGTGATACCAATAAAGCAACCGTAATTGTATAAGCCTGGGTTTTGATTATTCACTAGCTTCTTGAACACATAATCTTTGTTTGATTCGTTACTAGTGATATTTGCTTTGATTTCGTTGGTGCTCTTTTTGTGAACAAAATTTGCTTTACCAAATCCACCAAAACCATTTTGTTTGTTTTGGAATGTTAGAAGTTCTTCTTTGTTAAACTTCACACCAGAGTTTTCTCTCAATACATCATCCAATGTTTTATTTGGAACTTCTTGCATCTTTGCAGAACTGAATTCAGATTCACTTAAATTCTTTAGTAACTCTTTCAACTTGGTGAAATCTTTTACAGCCTTTGGTGACATACTTTTCGCAGTCTTTCTCAAGTCCTTAGATACGTCCTTTGCAGGAACATCACCTTTTTGAACTGCTCTTACGAGTCTAAAGTATCGTGCTTGTTTTTCAGATTTTGCTGGCATACATCTATAAATATCAAAAAAATTGTCATTTTCCAAATTTAAATTATATTTATTAACAAATGCGTCAATGTCTTTGATGCCACTGAGTTTAAATCTTCTTTGGAGTTCTCCAATAACTTCACAAAACAACATAGGAAAGGTAAAATTAATATGAGCGATCTATTAAAGGAAAGCATCGCAGACGCAAAGGCAGTTCGTGAAACTGCAATTGCTAATGCAAAAACCTTTCTTGAGGAAAACTTCGCAAAGAGCATGAAAGAAATGTTCGCAGAGAAGCTCAAGGAAGAGTCAGAACAAGAAAACGAAGGTAAGGAAGAAGAAGGCAAGATCGAAGAGAAGCTTGCATCTTCTGGCATCGGTAAGGATGACAGCAATATTGCTTCTAAGCAACACCCAACCCAACCTTCTACTGCAGCAAAGAAAAACACCACTCCAGCTGGAAAGCAAGAGTTCGACGCAACTCTTGAAGAAGGCGAAGAAATCACCAGCGAAGAGTTGGATGAGATTCTTGCTGAGTTGGAACAAGAAGGTAAGAAGGAAGACGGTGAGGAAGAAGAGGAAGAGAAGCATGAAGTTGTAGCTGAAGAAGAACAAGCTTCTGAAGAAGAAGTTGTTGATCTTGACGAACTTCTCGCTGAATTGGAAGAAGATGGTCAAGCACCAGCTGCTCCAGTTGCCCCAGTTGCTGATCCAGCAGCTGCAGTAGCAGCACCAGCTGCCGCTATGGCTCCTCAAGCTCCAGTAGCACCAGTTGCTGGACAAGTTCCTTCTCCAATGGAAGAAGACACTTATGAAGAAGAAGTGACTGCTGAAGAAATGGCAGAAGCACTTGTTGCTATCAATGAAGAAAACGAAGCATTGAAGAATCAATTGAAGGAACATCAAGATACTGTAAAGTATTTGAAGGGTGTTCTTGAAGAAACCAATCTCTTGAATGCTAAGTTGCTTTATACTAACAAGATCTTCAAGGGTAAGAATTTGACCGAAGACCAAAAGTTGAAGGTCATCAACACATTTGATCTCACCAAGACATTGCGTGAAATCAAATTGGCATACACAGTTTTGGCCGAATCATTTAATGCCGGTGGATCAGTCGCCAAGAAAAAGTCAAATGCGACTGTCTCAACTATCACCGAAGGTTTGGCAAGCAAACCAGTATCCAGCACAAAGCCTGACTCTACGATTGTAGAACCTCAAGCTGATGTGATGGCTTCAAGATTCCAAAAGCTCGCAGGAATCAAGAAGTAATTTGTTTGCGAGTAATTAACAAACCAAAAGATAGGAAAATAATATTATGGACGTAAAGAGTCTACTAACAAATAATATGAATCCACAGGCTAAGCTAATGGCTGAAACCCGTGGTCTTCAAAACAAGTGGGAAAAGACAGGCCTTCTCGAAAACACCACCGGTGTTGAAAAGGCACACATGTCGATCCTCTTGGAAAACCAAGCAAAGCAATTGTTGGACGAAGCTTCAACAACTGGAACAAGTGCAAACAGTGAACAATGGGCAGGCGTTGCTCTTCCATTGGTCCGTCGTGTATTTGCTGAGATCGCTGCTAAGGAGTTCGTTTCGGTTCAACCAATGAACCTCCCAAGCGGTCTTATCTTCTATCTCGACTTCAAGTATGGTTCCGGCACTCAATTGGGACACACTGCAGGCGAAAGCTTGTTCGGTGGTAACCAAAAGAAGCTCGGTTCTACTGATGCTGCTGTAAATGGTCTCTATGGCCAAGGACGCTATGCTTATTCTGAGCGCACCGTCTCTAGCTCAAACGCAACTGTTCTCGTAGCTACCGCAAGCTGGAACGATCTACAATTCGATTCTGCTTTCAGTGCTTCCGTTAACGGTTCTAACGAAGTTCCAGGTGTCTACAAGATTACCTTTAACCTCGACGACAACACCGAAGCAAAGCCAGGTTCCGGTAACCTCTGGAACGTTGACTTGAACGCAGTTCGTTCTTTCGGTGTTCAAAAGAGTTCTGGTGTAGCTTACACTGTATTGAACACTTACGCAACCGCAGTTAACACTGGTAGCTTGGCAAACCCATACTATCAAATTAACTTGTTCGTAAGTCAATCTGCTGGTGCAGCTGCTCCTACTACTACCGCACGTTTGAACTACACAGTTCAACCTTCGGACAACCTCCGTGGTGACTTCGAAGACGGTAAGACCGCTGGTGAAGGTTCTGGTGTTGCTAACAACGTCTATACCCAATCTATCGGCACTGACATCAAGATCCCAGAAGTCAACTTGGAACTTAAGAGCGAACCAATCGTTGCTAAGACCCGTAAGTTGAAGGCTGTCTGGACCCCAGAATTGGCTCAAGACTTGAACGCATATCACTCTATTGATGCAGAAGCAGAACTTACTGCTCTCTTGAGTGAGTATGTTTCGATGGAAATCGACCTCGAAATCCTCGACATGTTGAACGAGTCTGTCACTGGTGTAACTACCGAAGCTTGGTCTGCCCAAATCGGAACTGAGTTCACCAAGACTGTAAACAACACCACCGATGTGGCTTCGTTCACCCGTGTTGTTAACGCTTCACCAAACCGCACCGCTTACGTAAAGAGCACTTGGTTCCAAACTCTTGGTAACAAGATCCAAAAGGTCTCTAACAAGATTCACCAATTGACTCTCCGTGGTGGCGCAAACTTCTTGGTATGTTCGCCAGACGTAGCAACCATCTTGGAGTCAATCCCAGGATATGTTGTGAACACTGACGGTGACCAAGCTAAGTTCGCAATGGGTGTAAGCCGTGTTGGTAGCTTCGCAAGTCGCTTCCAAGTTTACAAGAACCCATACATGACCGATAATGCTATCCTCGTTGGTTTCCGTGGTAGCAACTTCTTGGAGACTGGTGCTGTGTATGCTCCATACATCCCACTCATCCAAACTCCATTGGTCTATGATCCAGTGAACTTCACTCCACGCCGTGGTGTGATGACTCGCTACGCTAAGAAGGTAGTGCGTCCTGAGTTCTACGGTAAGGTCTTGATCGCCGATCTCGACACCGTATAATTTGGATTAGTCTAAATTAGATAACGAACCCACCAGTCGAAAGGCTGGTGGGTTTTTTATTGGAAAAACTCGTTGTTATTACCCACTACAACTTCTTGTATTTGTTCTGTGAACGATGTTGATTTTGGATAGGGTAACAGTTTATGTATCAGTGACTTTGACAACCGTTTGTTTTCAATCTTGTTGCTGATGAACTTAATATAACGGTGTTTGCCACTCTCACGTTTGCGCCAGAACGTTTTTCCTATACGTTCCTTAAGTTTGTCCACATTGTGTGTTTTCCATCTACCATAGACGTTTCTACTGTGTATCCAATCATAGTTGGGTGGTCCAACCAAACTAACACTGTAATTTGGCATCAATGCGATATCAACATAATTGTCGCCTTG